TTCTTCTTTAGCTTTTGCTTCAATTTCTGCTTGTGCCATTTCTTTTTCTTGAGCAGATTGTTGTTGCCTTTGCTCGTCTGCTTTTTGCTCAATTGCTTTAAGTGCATGATTAAGAGTTCCTAATGAATTGGCTTGCATTAACTCGCCTAAATCATATACAGATGCACCAGTAGTGTTATTCTGCATAAAGATACTTTTCATTTTTTCTAGCAAATCTCTATTATTAGCATTAGTTAAACCAAATACATTTAAGTCTACTAACATTAAATCTGTGCCGTTAATTTCAAAATTAGTTCTTTCGTCAGGAGAAATCATTCCTTGTAATCTTACAGATGATTTATTTGAATGATAATATTGTGCTAAATCTGTACGCATTTGATGAACTCTTGGCATCAGTTGATCAGAATGCTGTATAAAATATGTTTCTGTTTGAGCATAAGAACCAGATCTAGCTTGTTCTACTCCAGTTGCTGTATTAGTTTCTCCTAACTGTTGACCCATCCGCTGAGGATTTAATCCTACAACTTCCATGGCCTGTTGCTTAAAGTAGTTAGCTAATTGTATTCTAGACATTAATCTGTTAGATTGTTCTAAGTTTAATACCTGGTAATGCTGAAAATTAGTAGCAGACTCTGTATTTGCTATAGAAGGATCTAACGGAAGCATGCTAAAATCTTTCATAGCCACATAAGCTTTAGCCATATTATTTTTTCCCCAATCTTCTCCCATTGAATGTTTAGGAATAGCATTTTGATCTAATACAATTACTGATCCTAATTCATCTACTAAAATATCTGCAATTTGATTATTGCACATGTTATATCCAATCTGCGCAGGTTTCATTTGATCTACTAACGAAACAGATTTAGTATTTCTATCTGAAAATACTCTGCCTTCAATTGGTAATTTAGGATTATATAAATCATTATCTCCTTTAAATTGAAATCTTAAAGGCCCTGGTTTTTCTGTACCTACACCAATGTATATTGGATCCCAATCTCCTTCACCCTGATCCATAAATATAGATCTGTTGTTTCCTATTTTTACACCACCTACAATTTGATTAATCCAAATCCATTCAATGTGATCACCAAAAATTAAATTTTCAGTTGTTTCTTTATCTTGAAATACTTTATTGTAAACAGGTTTTTCTACAATTGTATAATGCTCATCTACTAATTCAGTAATTACAGCACCGTTTTCATCAATTTTTGTAAGATGTCCTACCTTTCTTTGTGTTTTCCAATAAGTTGTAGTTACTCTTAATAATTCATTAGAATAAATATCACCAGTATATTCACTTTGACCAACTATATAGTCAACAATATCTCCTGGAGAATCTCCCTCTCCTGCAAACGCTAACTCCCTTTTAAAGTCTACTCCGTGTCTTCTGTTTGACTCATAACTTTCGTTTGTATCATATAAAGCTCCATCATTTGGAATACCATTATCTAAAAACCTAGAGTGAGTAGCGGGATGTATATATTCTAATCTTTCTAATTGATCTCCGGTCATTAAGTAGCCATACTTGTCTATAACATCAGCTATAGTAAGCATATCCATCCATCCTGCCCAATTACCTTGAGAAATGTATTGTACATGAGGAGATTTATGGTAAAAAGATAATGCTGGATTTAAAAGCTCAATGTCATAATCATCTTCTAGCATTTTAAAATGCCAAAACTCAGAATCAGTTATTAAAGAATCCCTAAAAGCTAATTCTTCTAGTTCATCCATTTTAAATCTATTTACATCAATGGCATGTTGCTTAGTAGCCCAACGTTCTGCAAGAGTTTCGTATTTTTTAGAGAAAAAATCTTCTATTTCTGGTAATCTTTGTAAAGCCTCTGGATTTAATTGTTGCTGAGCTTCTTCTGATTGAGGATCCATTCCGGACTCTAACATTTGCGCTATTAATTTTTGTTGAGCGTATTCAACAATTACTTCTTCAATCTGTTGTGTTTTTTGATTCATAATCTCATTATAAGAATATTCATCAACTGCTCTATAATCAATTTGAGTATTACGTTTTGCAAATTCTGAAACCAAAGTGTTAATTACATTTGGAATAATAGGATAAAATTTTAATTCTAATGCTTCATCCGGACCTTCAGTAAGAACATCCATCATTTCAGTATAATCATTTTCAACGTGAGGGATGTAATCAGTTTTATCAATAACGCCTTTTGCTAACTTATAATTTTTCATTAAGCGTTTAGCCTTATTCATCAACTGTTTAGCTCCTTGCCATTCTAACCAATCTAAATTGCGGTGATACCATTCATCATCTTTGTCTGTGGCACAAAGAAATTGTATAGGCTGAGTAAATACACCAAAATCTTTATCTTTGGTTTTTTTACCTTTTTTTATATCCATTGCATTAAGTATCTGCATTATCTCATGTTTTTAAATGGGTTTCTAGGTTTTGTCCTAGAAGATTTATTAGTTCCAATATTCCTAAAGAAACTCCTCTTTAATTTATACAAATTATCTGACATTTCCAAATGTTCTTTGTCTTCATATTCAACTCTTTTCTTTAGACCCCTAGCGGCTTCTTGTATTTTTACAAATGTAATTAGAGCTGCTAAGGATATTAATCTATCTACGTTTACTCCGGGTTGATAATGTTCCATTTCAACTAAAGACATAATATCTGGTATTCTGCTTATACCATAATAGGTTTTATATACGTTGCCTTCATTGTCTACTTCCTCGTCTAATTCTTCTTTTAGATATTCTATTAAGTAGCTGAGCATTATAGTTTTAAATATAGTAGATACATTCCTCCACCCATACTGTTGGAACTGCGTTTTAGACGGTGTGATTTCTTTAGAGAATACCATTTGATTACTAGGTACTAAATACTTTTGTTTGCGTTTAAACTGCATGTATTGTATAAATAAAGGCACGTTGTTCTCAACCACAGTCCATGCTTGATACCATTCTATAATTAACTCAAGTCTTTCGTGTGTTTTATTAATGTCATCATAACGCCCAGTCCAAGAACATACTATTTTATCACCTTCCATAAAATTTTCAACAGACCCGTCTTCCTTAACCCTTTGAACTTCTATTGGATTTTTATAAACATGTATTGAGCATAACGAATCTGAAGTAACTGTTTTACCTTCAGAAACTGGATCTAAAGAAGCAAAATAAGATGTACAGAATTCTTTATTTTCATCAGGGACTTCCCAAACACAAATAGCTCCTGATTTATCTTCTGCTTTTTTATCTACTGGAAACTGCAGTATTGGTTTTTTAGTTGTTGGACTTGCAACTATAGTTCCTGTATTGTCATATTCTAAATTATAACACATGTAAGGATAATCACCTTCTTCAATATCTCTTTTCTGTGATTTTACCAACTCTAAAGGAAATATACTTTCTCCCCTGAATGCAAAAGCTTCTTCTAAATTTGTTGGATGCTGAGAACATCTAATTTGATAAGCTTCTGGATCTAAATCTTTTTTCCATTGTATTTTTTTTTCTTGCAGTGCGTTAAATGCTTTTTCTACTTGAGAATTACCAAATTCATCTATGTATGGTGGCATTGACCATTGTTCTGGAATAAACAAACCTGTGTTAATTACAACACCTTTATCATTAGCCCACTTATTTGGTACTTCATAAAATCCATTTCCTTTTGCAGCATACATCCATTTTCTTAAAGGTTCGCATTGTTTAAGATCACCTACTGTTCCAGATGCAATAAAATAACCAGTTGTAATTTCTCCAGCAGTTAATGCAGGTAGCATAAACTCGTAAGTTTTATTCATGGTTTTAGCAATACCGGCTTCTTCATAAAAAAACATTGTACAAAAACCACCAACTCCAGCCGTATCTGATTGTTCAAAAGATACTGATTGCAATGTTCCTTTTCTTCCTCTTTCAGTTTTTCTTCCATTTTCTACATACTCAATTTTTTGTTGCCATTCACCAATTCCTCCAGGATTCATAGGTCTATACCAAGCAGTATGTTTATTAAGAAAATTTCTATATTCATTAAGCATTTTCCATGTGCCATTAACTCCTGTTATATAAGCACTTAGTGAAGCTCCAATTCTTAATACGGGTTTTGTTTCAAACCACAATAAATTTATTAGTTTATTTGCGTGATAAAAAGATGATCCAAACTGTCGTTTTTTTAATATAACTCCATGTTTATAATCTAATTCTCCTATCCATTCATATAAAGCCATGTGATATTGAGCATCATGAATATCTGGAAAATCTTCAGTTCTTTTTATTTTATTTACAATTGGTGCAAAATTGATAAATTGATAATAATCTCGTGGTAAATAAAACTTGCGTTTTCCTTTTTTAAAAAAACAACCTTTTCTGCATTTTAGTTTTTCAAAATCCCAGTACTTTATAAAATCTCTACTACCCTCAGTGAAATCACAATAGTATTTATCCTTTTTGTATTTTAAGCCTTGAGCTTGAAATTCTAATACAATTTTATCAAATTTATATTCACCTGGTTCTTTATAGCATTCTTCTTCTAATACAGTTTTAAATTCTTCTCTTGTCTTAAAAGAAATTTCAGACCACTTACCTTTTTCCCAAATTGGGATTTTTTCATAAACTTCTCCAATATTATTTCTTTTTTTAGCCTTCATCATCATAACTTAATTTCTGCCCACCTCTTGCTCTTGAAGACTGCTCCTCTTCTAAATCTTTAGATACACCTTTAAATGATTTTCTAATAGCATCAAAATTCTTCGCTGTAGATACAATTGCTGTTATATTTCCATCGCGACCATCAGTAATACTTTGCGTTTCCATATAAAATGCTAATTTTTCTAACATACTAGCAATGCCATTATACGCTCTCATTGTAGGAGTTTCGTATAACTCTTTGCATCTGTCTAAAGCCATTCTTATATATCTATCTTCTGGATTCCATTTAATTTCCAAGTCTTCTAGTATCTCTTCTTCAATGTCTTCTTGAGGTCTATTGAAATAAGGATTTTCTGAACTGCGGCAAGTCATATAAAATAAATAAGAATATATAGATAAATTATCTTTTGGATATTCATCTGTAATTCTTTTAAGCCACGGTATTGTGTGACAGTGCTCTGTTGGTAAAACATTACCATTTTCTACTTCAAACAGCCTAATCATATTTTTTATAAATTATTTAAAGATTTAAACATTGCTACAACTTCTTTTTTTAGATAAGGTAACTGATAAGATTTAACTTCTTTTACCATTGGATCACCTGCAGCATCATTAGAAACAACAGGGTATCCATTTTTATCATACCGATCTATTTCAAATTTAACATGATCCATTTGAATTACACCTGGTTTTAATGTTCTATTGTGTTTTAGCATAATATACATATAAACGCTTAATTGTAAAGCATATTCATTATAATTGCATGAATCTAAATGTGATAAAGGCGGTAGCATTTTTTTTGTTTTACCACCAGGTCCTTTAAAACCTTCCATTTTAATTTCTTTATTTGTTTTATAATCGTACAAATTTATTTTGCCATCATACACTTCTACTCTATCTCCTTGCCCACAAACACAAGCAGATTTTAAATAAACAAAATGTTCTGGATAAATACCATCAGTAAGATTTTGTTCAGGAGCTAATTTTATATCACCCTCCATTAGCGGATCTATAATTGTTAATGCATTGCCGTTTCTTGTAATAGTATTACATGCTAATAAATCTTTTTCCCTTTGGTCATGATACCATGAACCTAAATTTATAGCTCTTTTGTTTTCATTTTTCCAAAGTTCTAATATCTCTTTAGGAGAGAGTTTGTTATATTTTGGATTTTTTCCTTTTGAAGATTTTTCTGCTTGTGCTGCAGAATTAAAAGGTTCTTTGAACATGTGAATTAATGTAGTTACACTTGTCCACTTTATATTTTCTGTTTCATCAATGCTAGAATAACTATGATTCTTATCTGTAAATTTTACTGCCATGCGTGTTCTTTTAATTTCTTTGCTCCTAGTTTTATAACTTCAACATCTGAACTGCATAATAATTTTATAATTTGACAACGGGCAAGATCCGAAATAATCTTTTTAGACCATGCTTTTTGAGTTTCTTTTATATAAAAGTTACTTACTAGTTCTTTATTTGTCATTTTTTTTTATTTGTTCTGTTAGCAAATAATTTTCTTCGTGAGATAAAACAGCATTCCATTTACCTTCCGGACAGTCAGCACCTAATGATCTTATTTTTAAATCCATAGAACAACCACACGACCCACAACAAGGCTGCGTACCTGGAACCATGCACTTATCTCCTTTAATGTCAAATAAAGTACAAGATTCACATATAGTTAGTCTGTCTTTTGCTATTAGTTCAACGTGTTCTTTTTTAAAAAGATTATTCTTAATGCCTTCTAAAATTTTACCACTATTTTTCCAAATTTGAATTACGTTTTTCATTTATTTCTTTATAATATTTTTGACAAGATTCTAATGCTTTAATTTTATTATTCATTAATTCAGTTGAAAGATTAAATCTTATTACTTTTCTAAAATCTTCTCCTTGAGAACTATTAAGTAATCTATTTAATCCTTGTATATCTCTTTTTAACTTTCTCATACTTAGTCGTAAAGTACCAAGTCCATGTAAATATAAAGTTGGATACTCTAAAGACTCTAGCTTTTTTGCAACTATTGTATAATAAAAGTCAACAATATCTTTAACTTTTTCTTCAGATAAATTTAAATCGTCTGCGGTTTTTTTAACTAAGCTGCTTCCTTTAGTTGGTTTCAAGATGAAACAATTTTAAATTTAAAACTATAGTTCCTTCACACTGTATTTGTAAATCAGGGTGCAAACAAATATTTTTATTACCTAAACCTTTTCTTATAACTGTTTGTGATTTAACACACTTAGTAATAAAATTTCTTGTAGTTTGTATATTACCAAAAATTTCTTCGGATACAACCTCTACACAAAAATCTGACATGTTTATTTCCCCATAAAGCCCTAGTAAACCTAAACAATTTAATTGGGCAGGTGACACTCTGATTTCATTTAGAAAACAATGCATATTTATTTGATATTTAATAATATCAAGTAGAGGAAGCTTTAATGTTTTATTTATTATTTTTGCTTTCGGCATTTTTTTCTGCTTCGTTTATTTCATGTGTTAACTGAGTCAATCTAATTCTATTTTCAATAGTATCAAATCTAGCTTTTGCTATTCTAGCTTTTAACTCTTCTACTTTACATTGGATTTCTAATACAGGGATTTGATCTGAAAAAAAGTCAAACGTTTTTTCTCTAAGTTCCTCCATTTCTTTTGGAGAAAGCTGCTGAGGTTTTTTTTCTTTTGGCATAACATTTATTATTTATCTTATCAAATATAACAATAAATGTTTAACTTTTAAATGTTTAATCTTTTTTACGCTTGGCTTTTTTATCTTTTCCGTTTCTAGCTCTGTTCTTAGATTGAGATTCTTTTACTAGTTTGCCGCTTTTAGTATGAGATTGATCTTTGCTATCACCGTTACCATAAGTGCCATCCTCTCTATTTTTTTTATTTAGTTCTTGACGATACTTAATTCTTTCTGGAGAAGCGTGGTATTTTTTATTATACTCGTTTTTTTTATCTCTTGCAGCTTTGTTAGATGCAAAATATTTAGCTGATTTACTCTTACCTTTTGATTTACCTGCTAATTTATTTCTAGCCATTTTCTAATTGTTGTATCATTTCAAAATGAATTTTAGCAATTCGATCTCTTCCATCTTCTGACAATAAATACTTATGACAGTTATCAGAGTTAGTCATAAAGAAGTTTTCCGATAATATAGCAGGCATTGTAGTTTGAGCAAGAACCCAAAAATTAGCTTCTTTATCTACATCTCCGTCTGTTGTATCTTTTCTCATATATTCACCAGGAAACTCAACTGTTGCTTTATCAAAAAGAATTGTAGCAATACCATCTGATTTAGTTTCACCTCTTGAAGTA